CACCCGCCCGCCCCACCCCATGCCCCCAGTTGCCACCTTGAAACTGAAACCCCGATTCCAAACCCCGCGCCCTTGAAATTTTTGCCAGCCGACCAACCTGCTCTGGGACGGTGCCGGCACAATAGATTCCTTATGGGGGGGGAGGGTCTGCCGACTCTACCGATTCCGCCTGGCCAATAATGCCGACGATGGATTCCACGGCCATTAGCATCCCGCCGATGTCCCAATAGTGGTTAGGTCGCGTCTTGCTGACCGGTACCCAGATGCTGCGCTTCCGCCCCCCGGCATAGTCTTCTTGGCGTCGCTCACTGCGCATCATCGCGAAGTAGGAATTCTGGTCCGTCGGCGGCAATGTGTCCGGCAGCGAAAGGAATGCCGGCACCCCGGGCTCAGCGTCGCGACGCATCCTCAACAGGTCCTTGCAGTGCAGATTGCTCCACTCATACCAAGGCGCGCGCGCTGACCGCTTCCCCATCCCAATGCTTAGGTCATACCATTTGCGCTCGGAATAGACCTTCGATTCCATAAGTCCGGTCACGGGGTCTTTGTGCCGGAACATCTCATATCCGCTCCCCTTGAGCCCGATCCAGCATCGCCAGACCTTGCGCTCCTTGCCCTTACCCAACTTCACCGTCGCGACGTGCCCATGCTTCACGCACTCGCGCAACACTTCCGTCATTCGATAGCTGCAATCGAGGAAAACGTGTTGATCCTTTATTTTCTGCAGATCCTGGATCTTCGCGATGTCCTCGAACGACGCCGCCATTCCCCGCTCCAACTCCCGCGACTCTCCCGACTGTGCCACCAAGAACACCGTGAAATAGAACTTCTTCAAATCCCTCTGGCAGTCCACGATCAAGAACTTGTAAACCCCCTCGCTCCACTCCGCTTTCGGGTCGTACGTCTCTTTGACAATCTCCCGGTAATCCCCCTCCAGCGTGTCCGACCACACGCACCCGCGATCCTTCTGCCAATACTCCTGCAGCGGCAATTTGTAGCCCTGCTCTTCCGCCGCGATCTTCGCCTTGAGGTACTTCACCGCCAGATCCCCGAACGGCACCCTCATCGAGGCCTCGCCCGGCCAATGAAACGCCACGCGCTCCGCAAACACCGGTTCCGCCGGCCCCTCGCCCCCCCGGCCGTCCCCAGGCAAGTAGCAATACCCATCGTTCAACGCCCGCCTCACCTCCGGCCGGTCCTCGATCCGCGCGTCACAAAAATAACACCGATGGTGCGCCGACCGCTTCACCGCATCCCAGTCCCAACGGCCGCCCGGCCTGGTCACCTCGTTAGTATCCCAACTCAGCCCCGAAAACTTCCCCCGCAGCGCTTCCAACTCGAAATCCGCCGGCCGTTCCCGCGACTGCTCAAACGCCTGCGCCCGCCCGCACTCCGGACACCGATAACCCAGTTCCCATTGCTGACACTCCCGGTGCTCCCGGTCGTGGTCATCCCCGTCCCAGCCCCCTTGCCCGATCAGCAATACCTTGCTGGTATTCGGGTACTGCTTCGTCCTATCCATCGCCTGCCGGATCAACCCGTCCCACGGATGCAACCACGTTTCGTCCACGATGACATAGCGCCAGCTCAGCGATTGCACGTTGCCCGCGTTCAATCCGCATACCAAAAGCTGCATGTGCCGAAACGAGATCCGCGTCTTCGTTTTGTCCGACGTGTCCACGTCCTGCAACATCGCCGCGATCTCCGGCACGCTCTTAATCAGCGTCAGGCACCGCGCCGCGTATTCCCGCGCCTTTTTGTCATCCTCGAGGAGCCACAGCAGATCCCCGGGATCGTGCTCGATGAGGTACGGCACCCAAATATCCGCGCACAGCGACTTCGTCGTCTGCACCGCGCCCCGAAGCGACACCAATCGCACCCACGGCGCCCGCAGTGCCCGCAGCGGCCACAACAAATGTCGCAGCGTGTTCATATCCACCGCGCCCTTTACCGAATAGCCCGCCTGCAAATTCAGCTTCGCCGCGTACTCGTAAACCTCGCCCCGGAACGGCCGCCGCCAAGCCGCCGCCACGGCGCGCCCAACAAACGACGCCGCGATCTTCCTCATCTCCGAATTCACGGCGCGCCCTCGCTATCCTGCCCCGCTTGGCCTCCGTCCACCTGGCACCACTCCGCGATCCCCTTTTCAAACACCTCGCACACCTCGTCGACCGCCCGCTGGCACAACGTCATGATCTCACCCACCGGCCGCCCCGCGAGATTCGGCGCGAGCTCCCTCTCGATTTTATGCTGCAACGTCGCCCGCTGATGCGCCGCCAAATTGCGCAGCGCCGGCCCCACCTCATCCTTTTCGATCAACAGACCCCGCAGCTTACCGGCCTCCGCCTCCGTTTTCTCCCGCTTCGCCTTCGTCAACCGCAATTGCTCCTTCGCCAATGAATTGCTCTTTTTCGCAATCTGCTCCCTGAAGTAACGAAACAGCCCCTCGATAGTTCGCTCGAAATCGTATTCCCCATTTTGCGGCGACGGGAAGTAACCCGCGTCCGCCAATTGCCGATGCCTCCGATCCGTGAGCCCAGTCAGCTCGCAAAGCCGCTTCGCCGCAAGCCCCGATGCCAGGCGCAGCGTCTCCGCAGCCGTCCCCGCTGCCGGGCTCGGCGCAGGCGCCGCGGTGGCCCGCGCGCGCTCCGTCCGCCTCGCCTCCTCTTGAATCAGCGTCCGCTCATACTTGCTCAACGGCTTGCACTGCTCAGCCTTGCGGCGCACGTTGTCCACGTCCACGGCCAACACCCGCTGTGCCGCGGCCGCGTCCAACACCCCGACCGCTTCGGCCGGCCCGGGCCGTAGCTCCCCAGCGACGGCCGGCGACGGATTTGCATTCTCTTCCACACCAATGCGTAAAAGTCACCCGGAGACGCCCGGCGGCGCCGCCTGGAACATCCGCTCCAGCCCCCGCCAAAGCCCGGACTTCGCCAGCCCGCCGAACCGGCTCAGCAATATTAGCCGCACCGCCGACGCCTTGATCTTCAGGTAAGGGTTTTCCACCGGCGCGCCCGTGCGCGGATGCAAGCACACATTCCCGTGCGCCCGGATGTTCGTCTCCGCCTCGCAATAGTCCAATGCCGCCCCAAAGTAGATCTGCAGGTCCTCCCCGCCCTTGCCTGGATTATCCGCCTTGAATGCAGACCACATCGCCGCCCGCTCCGCCGCCTCCATAAGGTATTCGCGCCCGGCGGCAGCTACTTGCCCCACACCCGCGCGCCCGAGAACATTTCCAAAGTGGACGCGTCGAACGCCTGGCTAACCCTGCTCGCCGCATAAACCTCCCGCCCCGCGCAATCGTCCCCCAACACCGGCAAATCATCCTCGATCCGCTTCACCAACCCGTAATCCTCGCCCCCCTCCGTGATGTCAAACTGTTCAAACCGCGGATTGAAATTCAGATTCATCGAGCCCCGCAGCAGCAGCCGCAACCCCGAGGCCGACGCCACCCGCGCCAGCTTTGAATGATTCAGCACGTACCGCACCGAATCCGCCCCAAAGGTCCCCTGCCACTCCCGAATCGTCCCCTTGTTCTTATTCCGCGCCCCGTGATCGATCACCAGCCGGCCGCCAGTCACCCGGCCATCGATGCGAAGTCGCGTCAGCATTTGCACCTCATATTCCGCCACCGTCCAAGTCCACACGCTCACCTCCGCCGGCCCCACACAATCCAGACAATGAAGGATCGCGTCGATCATCGACCACTGCCCCCGGGTCACCGCAAACAACGCCATACCGGGCATGATCGGCCCAAGACACTCCGCCGCCGCCGCAAACGACTCCCGCGCCCCAGAGGCCCGCTTCACACTCCGAGCGCTCTCCGCCTTCATAACCTCACACCTCCAGCCCCGGCCACAGCGCCTTCACTATCGGCCTCAGCTCATCCCGGAACTTCTCCTGCCCCTCCAACGGCCATTGCGACACCGGATGCTTCTCCACGTACCCCGCCAGCTTCGCCACCCGCCCCGTCGCCTCGATATATGCCGGCCACCGCCGCGGCTCCTCCCCCGAGGCCTCCGCCGGCTCCTCGAGCAGCGCCAACGCCGACCGCAGCGACCCCGCCCCCATCAACTCCGCCACCCGGCTCGGGTCCGCCGCCAAACGCATATATCGCTGCGCCCGCCGCTCGTGCA